TTCTTTCCATATCCTTTTTTACTTGGCATCTTCAAACTCCGCCATAACCTCTTTCATCTTTTCTACCATTTGATCATCTTTTTTTGATGGCGTTAATTTAACAATCGTATTTAAGACTTTCATAATAAAAGCCTTAACGCCCATTTTTCTTACTTGTTTTTTAATATAGCTCGAAAGCATACTCATTTAGAGTCTCCTTTTACCATTTTAGTTAATCCTTGTACCAATACATCTAAAAGAATATCATCTTTATCGCTGGGTGACATCTTTACAACCTTTTCAGCAACCATAAAGGCAAGTAAAACCCATTCCCAATTACTACTTAGCCACTCCATTATTTGCTCCTTATTTTCCTAATTAAAAGATATATCGATAAAATTGCTACCACTATCTGTAGGACATTATTCACATGACCTAGATGTAGAGCATAATTTGTAAAATTAATTCCAGCTATTCTTAAAGTATCCATTAATGCTTACCTCCGCCATTAACTCTTCCAGATAAATATGAAATCTTGTCACTCAAATCATCTACTTCTTTCATCAATGATTCATGTCTCCTATTTCGCTCATCTGATTGTTGTTCAGATGTTCTCTGAATCTTATCAATTAATTTTAGTAGGATTGACTCTACGTTTTCGGTTGTGCCTTCAGACTTTGCGATATTAATTGATATTTTATCTAAACTGTCATTCTGAGCGGATTGCGATTTAATTAGATTAGTAATCATAAACCCGAAAAGGAGCATTGATATTCCAATGACTCCCAACTCTCCATAAGCCTCTAATAGCGTGGCTGTGTCCATTATTTACTCTCTTAGTTGACATTTGTCAACACCAGTAATGTAGTATATTTCGCACATTTTATTTCTTTTTTCTCTTTTTAGCAAATGGATTTAAATTTATTTCTCGTTCATAAAACTTTACTTTCTCTGCCAACTCTTCTCTCTCAACCCTTTCTTCCACGATGTGTTTACTAAGCAAATTCCCAATGCTCTCATCCGCAATAATAATTTTGTTTTCAAGGTCTCTGATCCGTGTCTCAATTTGCCAGTAACCATAGACCAATGCCCCAACCAATGCACAGATTTGAAGAAGCCATTTGAAGTTAATAGTGATAGCCATACTATCTCCCACGACTTGTCCTTTGTAACTTCTTGCTCCCTGGTTTTCACTCACTTCACCTCCCATAATACGACTTCAAAATCTCCATTATCTAGTTTCTTAATTGTAAAACTCATCTCATAACTACCTTACTATTTATTAATTTATGCCTAACAATGTCGATACGCCCAAGAGTTGATCCGTGTTTCTTTTCACATTCATCCAAGTAAAACAACTCAGCAGTCTTGAATGAATCGGTCCTCTTTTCAATTTCCCCATCAACCCAGACAAAGTAATCTTTTGAATCTGGATAGGTAACTGTACTCATGGTTTCATCTGCCATTTGAATTACCTTAGTCATGCCAGGTTTATTATTCTTATGAATAACTACGTCATGATCCTGAGCGCATCTCCTTACAATCATTACTCTACTTCAGCCTCGACTTCTTCTGCCTTTAGCGAATCTGTTAGCTTCTTTACAAATGCTTCTTGAGCCACTCGTAATTGGTCACCAGTAAAAGCGTTTGTATTCAACTTGTTTTGCAAGTCTTTCACATGATAATACAATGCTTGTTCTTCCTGTTTCATTTCCGAGACAACGTATTCCGTATCCTCATAAGTAAATGATTCAGGCTGTTCTTTTTTATTTTTAGCCATTTTCGTTTCCTTGTTTGTTAATTAATTAATCCTTTTTACTATCTTCATACGCTTTTTTAACTGCGTCTGTCCATATTGCGTTCGCCAATGCTTTTAATTCATCAGACTCACCGCTTACATCTGCATCTGGCATAAAAGATGTTCTGCTGTAGTTAAACGATATTTCCTTACCATCCTCTACAATAGAAGTTCTTGTACGTTGTTGAATACATTTATATTCACCACGCACTTCGTAGTCTTGTGTTATTTCTTTTTTTAAAGCCATTTTAACTCCTTGTTATTTGTTCCACTCAATTATCCAATTAAGCTGTCATGTATGTACCGCTAATATGTAAAGATGTTGAAGTATTAAGGTTTTCTGCATCATATCCATCTACTGTAATAACTGTTGTATTCGTTAGCATAATTCCAAGATAAAACCCATCCGCAGAATCGCCATCTTTTACACGAATAAGAAAAGTAGCTGTATCTGCTTTGTCATTTAAATCTCCTACAGATGTAAAAGGTAAACCCGTAATAGTTAAAACTCCATCTCCGCTTGAAAATGTAGTATTATACAAATGTCCTTGTATGTGAACTGCTCTTCCAACCTTAGTATATCCAATATGATTAAAGTCAGCATCAAGTCCAACAGTTCCAGAGGCAGAGGCTAAAACAACAACATCCTCACCTTCTTCATAATCGTCTAAGCAATTTGCTCCACCGCTTGCAACTTGACTTGCTGGAAATGCGATACCAGTAGTATGAACTAATGCCCCACTATCCGATGCCATAAATACATCAGTTACAGCAGCATTACCAAGTGTTACTGAGTTGTTTTGTTGTCCTGTTGCATCATATCCGATTGCTGTTTGATTTACCCCATTAGTTGCATTTGTATCTGAATAAGCACCAATCAAGGTATTATTATTGCCTGTCGAAAGATTTTGACCTTCTGTACCAGATTGATACCCAATTAAAGTGTTATAATCTCCATCGGTTACGTTGTCTCCAGCCATCGCTCCAACTGCGACATTTCCATCTCCTGTTGTAAGTGCTTCTAATCCGTGAGCACCTAAAGCTGTATTGTTATTTGCTCCATTCATCGCACCAGTCATTGTTGAATATCCAACAGCTGTATTTTGGTCTACTCCAGCTCCAGCCCAGTCTCCTCCTCCAGAAGATGCTCCAATAAATGTGTTGTCTTGAGCAGTTGTGTCTCCACCAGACTGACTCATTGTTCCCCATCCAAGACAAGTATTCGCTCTTCCTGTCAAATGTTCATCCATTGAATTGTGACCGATAGCTGTATTATATTGTCCAGATGTGAGGGCAGCTAATGCAGATTTTCCAATCGCTACTGTACCATTTGCATCATCGTGATTTATTGCACCACCAGCATCTTTACCAACTAAAACTAAGTCAATTTGTGAGGTAACTGCATCGCCAGCAAAAGCACCCACAACTGTATTATTTGTTCCTGTATCTGATGCTTGGAGAGCGTTTATTCCTACTGCTACATTATTTGCATCTACATCAGCATTAAAAGTTTGCAACGCTTGATGTCCAAAAGCTGTATTATAATTACCCGAAACATTTGTTCCTAATGCTCCTAAACCCATTGCGACATTTGCAACCGCATCAGTCAAAGCTCCTAAAGTACCAGAGCCGACAGCTATATTTGAAGTACCAGTATTACAAGCATCAAGAGATTGGTATCCGATTGCTAAATTATTTGCACCAGTTGTAAGGGCATTAAGAGCAGATGTTCCGATTCCAATCTGACCACGATTAGCATGACTTCCAGTTGTAACACTTACAGTAGCTCCAGAATTTGTACCAATAAAAATCATATCATGGGCTGTCGTTTGAGCAACAGCGGCATTTCTACCGATTGCAACGTTTTGTTCTCCTGAAACAATCGCTGCCAAAGCACTTGAACCTACTCCGACATTGCTTGCTTCAGCTCCAGCCGCACCCATACCAGCCTTTTCACCTACATAGGTATTGTCTGCTCCCGTAGTATATTGTCCCGATTGATTTCCTACAGCAACATTATCATTTGCAGATATATTATTAGTAAGAGCATTTACCCCAATAGCCGTATTTTGATGACCGCCAGCAAGAGAAGCGAGGGAACCGAACCCAAAAGCAGAATTAGAATAACCACTTGTCAAAGTAGTTAGTGATGTAGCCCCAACTCCTGTATTATAGTCAGCGGCAGTTGTTAATATTGCATCTCCAACTTGATGCCCAATGAATGTGTTATTATCAGAACCACTTATTAAACTTGCTCCAGCCTGATAACCGAATACAGTATTTGAAGTACCAGCATCATTATTACTTAGCGAGATTCGGGAGTTGGCATCAATAACCATATTTACAACTGTCGTACTACCAGCTAAAAACTCAAGTTTATCACCAGTATGCTGATATTTTATAAATCCAGCAGTCCCAGC